ATGGTACAGAATATCGTTTCCAACGTATACTCGACAATGATTATTAACTTCTGAGTCTACTTTAAATATTAAAACGTCGTTTGGTTGTAGCTCTTGTAGTGATACAGGCTTGTGCCCCCAATTAGCAATAGTTTCTTCAGTAAAGTAGTCTAGCCCCTTTTTCCACCAGTTATCCTGAAACATTGCTCTTGCTGGTATTTTTATGCTCTGGGCTGCTAAGTAGTCTCTTAACGCTTCAAAACAGTCTCTAACTCCGAACTCGTACTCTCTACCAAATAAGTCAGTAGTAGTATTTTCAGGTTCCAGCACAGTAAGATCCATATCGGGATAACTGAATATATAATACTTTATTCCAAGTGCATTACAATATTTTTTGTCCCCCTCTGTTGGCTCGGACGAAGCATCAGGGTGACTATGCACAATTCCTACAATATCTGTTGTTCTTTGCAACTTTAAAAACTCGTCTGAGTCTATTACAAAATCTTCGTCGTCCTCTGCTATATTTGTGCAAGGAAACCACCGTTTCCTACCCTTTACTACTGCTATAACGCCACAACCCTCTCGGGGGTACTCATTTGCAAAGTGTTGTTCTATATCATCTAAAAACTTCATTATCTAAACTTTCTACTTCCTGGGAATCCTCCAAATGGTAACGCTTGGTAAGTGTTTTCTTTTTTGTGTGGTATCCCACCCAAAGTATAGCCACTTCCTGTTGCTTTTGGTATTACTTGGTACCTTGACTTACACGACTTAAGCAACTTACCACAAACGTCTCCTCTAACCCATACGTTTTGATTAGTGCCTGGAGTTACGCCTGTATTTGCAGCGATCGCTCTCCATACAGTATCGCTCGATAGCACATAGTCATTTCTACGAGGATCTGTGGCATGAACAGAGTAAGCTGTACTACTAGAATACTGGCTGTACGTTCTTACTATCTGCCAAAATATACTTGTCTCTGAAGGAGTGTTTCCTGTGTTACTATCTTTTTCGGATCTCCAAAACAATCCTCCATTACTTACGTATTCTCCTGAAGCATATGTTGTGCCAGCACTATAAGCTCCTTTCCAGAAACTAGTATTGTTTCCTGCTAGGCGAGTATTCAATACGAGGGGCTCATCGTCCTTTGTAAAGTAAAAACTGTAGAAGTTTCCGTTTTCATCTTCAATTTGATTTTTTGTTTTCCAGAAACAAGCACTTGATGTCTTACTCTTAGTATGGTGTCCCTGATATAACCACGGACAATACTTACCAATTACCTGTCTTCTTGGAAGTCTTATGCCTGCAAGATCAACAGGAGCAGATAGTTCAAGCTCTATAAGAATTGCAGTTTTTGCAGCGATCCTATCTATGATAAAGACTTCTTTATCAAACTCATATGCAGTTACACCAGAACCTGTATACTTTTCCAGAGTTACTCTTCTAGTAATTCTTTGCCCGACTAAATCATCTATTTCAAACTCTGTCGCTGGCAAAGCCTCTCCGTCTATGGTAGCATCCCAAGTACCGTCTTCCATTTGGGTTTTAAAGTCGGAGCCCGTCTTGATTATAGACTCAACATTTGCTATGGTCAGCTTAGGTCTATTCATAGCTCCAGTAGCTGACTTTTCTATGTTGTCCATCATTATAGGCAGGGCAATATAAGTATTCCCGTCAAAGATTAAGTCTTTGTCAGTAGTGCCATTGTCTAAATCTTTTCCAGGGTGAAAAAATAAAGTATTGTTACTGCCTGTTCCTATTTCAAGTTCGTATAGTTCAATTAGACCACTATCTATCTCAAGGTCTTGGGCATCTGTAGCTATAAGATTTGTCATGGCTCATAAACTCGTTCAAAGGTTGCTTGCACGCTGTAGTGATCTGAGTTGGAGTATTGTACGCTCCAGTCGTTACAAATTACTTTTATTGTTTTCTCTCCTGTAGCTGTCGTATTATCAGTATCAGGAATAGTAAAAGCAAAAGAGGTAACTCCTTTCTTTTGGTCAAAAAAAGCAAGCAGATCATCTGCCACAGCTTTTTCTCTATTTACAAAATTAACAGTGTACGTTTCTGAGATAGAGTTTATACCATCAGCAATTCTTTGTTGGTATCCATCTCCGAAGTTTGCCACCCTTACCTTAGGCGAAGCCTTACGATTTAAAGTTTTATCAGGTATGATAGTTGCACTTGTTATGCCAGTACCCGAAATAGGAAATCCAATAGCCATTATGCTACTCCATATGGATTGAGAATACCGCCAGAACGTTTCTGATACAGTAATTCTTCTTGGACTGCTGCTGCTACCGCTCGTCCTAGGTCTTCGCCCATCTTTCCGTCTGCAGTTGCGTTTGTAGAGGCTCCTCCATCACTTGCTATATTCACATTTACACTCACGTTATTTGTACTTGCTCCTTGCTGTCCTAAGTTTACTGGGATTGCCTTTCCATCTGGAAGAGGCACCACCGCTTCATTATGCTTGCCTTCTCCTATCAAACCTAGTGTTGGTCGAGTAGCTATTCCGCCCTGTGCATAAGCCGCAGATTTGAATCCTTTTTTGAAGATTCCTCCCATAGCAGCTGCGCCTCCGAATCCGAAGAAGCTCCCAATACCACCAAAAAGACTACTAAGGAAACCTCCACCCTCGCCTCCTCCAAAGAGCCCTTTGAATATACCTCCTAAGTCAGCTCCAAAGCCAGAGAAGATTCCTCCAAGTTTAGAAAGAAACGGAGCGTCTCCTTCAAATAGATTTTGCATGGCTCCTGCAAACCCACTAAATATTCCGTCTATTCGGGTTACTTGCTTTCCTGTTTCTCCTGTTACTTCTCCATCTGCTCCTATTACACTCGTTTCTGTTACTTGCTTCTTGCCAAATAATCTTCTAAAGAACCCTTGTTTTTCGTCTCCTCCTGTACTTCCTCCTTCCTCTGGTCCTGGAACAATACTTGATACTCCATCAAGAAGTCCTCCACTTTGAGTTGTACCAGTACCTCCTCCAGTGCCTGGGCCGCCTGTCGGCAACACTTCTTTTAATCTAGCTACATGATAGTCTGCACCTTTTCGTATACCATCTTCCTGAGGTGTCATCTTCTTGCCGAAGAGTCCCCCCATTACTGTCTCTGCTAAGTCTTTAGCTAAAACATCGGCTATTGAGCCTATAGTGCCTTTTGCAATTCCCATTATTGCATCTTTAAAACTGCTCTCTTCAGCTTTTAGTAAGCTTCCTATAGCACTAGCAAGGTTACTCTCGAAAGCATTTCTTCCTGCCTGTGCTATTTTAAAAGTAAGATCCAACTGCTCTGATAAAAGACTTGCTTGTATTTCTAAAAATTCTATTTGCTCTCTCATACGAGTATTTGTTAATTTTTCTGAGAAATTACGCTCTAGCCGTCCTTGATTCATCAAGTCTTCTCGTAGCTGTAGCTGCTCTTGTAAGGACTGCCTTTTTATTTCTAGACTCACTATTTGCTTTTGAGTATTAAGTCGGGCTTTCTGCAGAGGCGTAGCATTTTGTAAGGCTACTAGTGAATCTGAGTTTAACTGTTCTAACTTTCTGGCTTCTCTTGTTTCTACCTCTCTAAAAGCAACAAGAGTTTGTCTAAGCTTTCCTAGCTTTTCCATTTCCGCAAGTTCTTCTTTTGCTATTGTAACACCCTCTTTTCGTGCTTGATTAAATGCTGTTATAGTGACATTTAACGCGTCTATAGGAGCATCAAATTTTGTTGTCTCACTTAACCCAGCAGTAAAACTTGTTATTAGCTCATTAGTATTTTTTAGGGAAGATCTAAAAGCTCCTGCTGATTTTCCTGCAGACTGAACAGTAGAAAGATACCCTAAAAATTTCTTTATATTTTCTTCTGTGGCTCCGCCCTGTGTCCTTAATGCTTGCGATAGTAGACGTGCTGCTTTTGCAGTACCATTAAAGTTGCCTTCTGCTTTTTCCAAAATTTTAGCATAGTTTCCAATAACAGCTTGCGCTTCTTTTTGTAAGTCTGAGTCTTCAGATCTTAACGCCTCACCCAAACTAGGAACATCAATATTACTTAGTGCATTTCCAACGAATTCTGCTCCTCTAGTTCCTGCAGCAACATCTTTTTTCGCCATCTCATCTAGTTCTGAATTAACCCCTTTTAGTTTATCTCTAAGAGCATCTATTTTTTCCTGCTCTCTTTCTTTCGCTAACCGAAGCTCCGCTTCTTGGGTCGACTCAAATAGCTTTATCATAAATTTTGTAGCTTCTACAGTCATAGAAATTATTAAAGCAAGTACCCCGATGATACCTGCAGCACCTAGTAATTTGTTTGCAAAAGCAGTAAATGCAACTGTCGCTGCTTTCATTCCTGCCATAACTCCAGCATACGCCACGCCCATTCTAGTATACAGTACTTGTGCCTTTGCAGTATATGTCTTCACAGCAAGACCCATTCTAGCGAAAGCAGACTTATTGGCTACTTCCATATTCTTTAGATGAGCAATGAAGTCAGCTCTTTGCTGTGCATTCATCTTTTTATACTCGCCAGTTCCTTTTTTTGCTTCTCGAATCATAGCTGAGATTTGTCTTTTGGTAGGTATTCCTCCAGCAAGTAGAGTTGTCATTCCTTTACCCTGTTTTCGCTTGCTATCCCCAACTGCAGCTTGTGCCATTTGTTGAGCTGCTTTTCTATTTTCTCCCGCAGCTACTTTTTCTGCCGCAGCAGCAGCCTTAACAGCCTCTTTCTTTTGATCTAGTTTTTCTATTTGTCCATCTAGGGCTTCCTTTGCTTCATTAGCTGCTTCTCTCGCGGCTGTACCCATGTCTTGTAAGCCAGGAATAATTGCTTTCAGTATTGGGAGCGCAAACAAAGCCATAGCTGCAGTCAAAGCAGCTACATTATTGGTCAGAAAATTAATTAAAGGAGTTAGAACTTTTGCAAGGCCTTCTTGAAAGGGTTTTAATAAGTCATTTTCAAATGCTTTTCCAAGTTTTGCAACAGAATTTCCTAAGTTCTCAGTATTGTCTAAAACTTTTGAAAATTTTTCTTCTGACTGTTCAAGAACATCATTTGCAACAGCTTGGGACTTCTCAAACTGAGTCAGCTCTTTTACGTCTTTTCCTATTGCCTCTGCATATTTCTGAGAGGCAGTCTCTAGACGAAGAATGATACCAAGTTCATCTAAGAGTTCAGGTTCTGCTTTTGTTACACCTCTTACAAGACGATTAAAAGAGTCTGTTACGTCTCGTCCTAGTACTGCAGAAGTGTCTCTAGCCGCTGTACCTAACCTAGTTAGCTGCTCAGGGCTAAGACCAGCAGCCATACCGATTGCTGCTGCTTGGCTTGCATCTTTAAATCCTATCTGTGCATTTGTGGCAGCTACAATATCATTTGTTAAGCTTTTTATAGCAATACCTGTGCTTCGTGCAAAAGCTGCTTGTCCTTCGGCTAGTACAGCAAAGTCTGCGGCAGATTTTAGAAAGTTAAAAGCAGCGGTGACAGCGAATACCTGCGCGGCAAGAGTAGCATATGCTCCTACAAGTCCGCCCATTCCCTGTTGCATCTTTGAAAAGTTTTTTGACGCGTTCGAAGACTGATTAGTAACCCCCTTCATGTTTCTGTTGAACGTGCCCGAACTTTTTGACGCCTTATCAAGACCAGCACCAAGCTCTTTAGAATCTACAGCTACTTTTTTGGTAGTGCCTTTATCGTCAATTATTACGTCTATATAGACTTTTTCGTCTGCCATTATCCTCTAACATTATGGGTATACTGCTTACCGCCCCTACCCGCTTTGGCTTCTTCTGCCTTTCGTTTTCGCTTGGCTTCTTCCGCTAACTGTTCAACTAAAATATTTTCGTAAACTTTTGCCCACTTAAAAACTTCTCTTACATCTTGTATATCATACAGCTCTACTAGAAAGTTGAAGTCTGACCATATCTTTCCCATATATGTACCAGACGTGCCTTCCCATGTATCTTTTAGCTGCCCAAATATAAAAAATGCCAGTTGAACTTCTTCAGGAAAAACTGAGGGTTCAAGTGGCATCCTTTTGGGGTCAGGTTCTTCACCTAATTGTTCGCATACTAGCAGGTATTTTTGCAAGTCAAAAGAGGAGTTTCTCTCTTTTACAAACCTATCAAGTAAAGAGTTAATTCTCTCTACTTGTTTCTGGTAAAATTTTCTAAGTCACCTACTGTTTCTGTAACCCATGTGTCAAACGGAGTTGAATTTTTCATGAGTAACTCTGCATTATCAGCCGTATAAAGCAAACAATCGTTAGGATCAAAGTCAGAGACATCAACCAAAAGAAGCTCTTCTAAGTATTGATATCGTAAACCTTTCCATCCTTTTATAACTGCTTTACAATATTCTGTCAGAAACTTTTCTTCATCCAGCTCCTCTTCTGGCTGGTGAGTCTTTTTATTCCATTTGTTACTTACGCACTTCTTTCTTATCTTTACTAACTCTTCTCGTGCTAAGTAGCATATGTCTACTAAAAAGTCATCGTATCCAGGAAACTCAATGGATACTGTTTTACTGGGTGTCATCAGAGTCTTAAGAGATACAGGCTCTGGAGACTTAGGTGTTGCTTTTGTTTCTGTCATGGGGCTAAATTCCTATTTAAAACTAAATTATACTGTAAACGACAAAAAATGTCAAGAATTATTTTTGGTGGGGTGAGAGAAAAAAGGGGCCGAAGCCCCTTTTTTATTATGCGTAATCGTCTACTGGGAAGTAGGTGATTGATGTTATCTCGTCAGCAGTTCCAAAGTCTGTTGGAAGTGCTTCAAAAGATGTTTCAAGTGATATTACGTCTTCGATTTGGTGAGTTGGTACCGTTATGTGTGCTGCTGGGAATATGATTTGTAAAGCAGGGTCATTACTACCTGAAGTTGCGGCAGTTGAGCCTCCAATATCCATAGTTACCTTAAACTTATTCACAACTTTTGACATAGCACCTGTGCCTACCAAGTCATTAAAGAACTGTCTAGAAGTACCACTGGTTAAGTCGCTGTCTTCGAGTGTTAAGTAACAAGTTGCGTTACCTGTAGCAGCTCGTGTTCCTGTTACGTGCTCTAGCGGCTTGTTAATAGCACCAAGTTCTTCTGGTACAAGATAAGTAATATTATTTGCAATATTAAAGCTACCACCTGTTAGTACAAGGCTGTATTTACCATTACAAACTACTGCATTTGTAAGAGTTCCAGCACTTAGCGCGTCTAAGTCGGTTAGACCTGTAGAACCTCCTGCTGTAGCATTTGCAGCAGTATTGTAAAGTTTAAACTGAGTAGTTGAAGTAACATTTACAAAGTGAGTTCCGTTTAAATCAACTGTAGTACCACCAGACCCAGTGATTCCTGAAATCTGCACTTCATCTGCAGTTGCAAAACCATGAGCAGTACTAGTAGTTACTTTATCAGTACCTCCACTTACATCTATTGCTGAAATAGCTGCTTGCTTGCCCGGGAAAATAGTTGGTACTTTATCAGTAGCAGTTGCTGCGTCAACAGCAACAGAAGTCAGTCGATTTCGAATAAAGTTTTTGGTACTTGTTGTTGCTTCGTCAATAGCTGCTGTTACGGATACGTTTCCACTTCCAGGAACAGTGTTAATGATATTAAACTGACGTCCTGCAGCGTTATCAGTATCAATAAATATATCTCCAAGAACAACTGTAGAACCATCCTTAGTAGTTGCATTGTAGGCAGGAGCAGATGTTCCAGTAACTACACCTCCAGATACATCTTGAATTTCTTTTGCGAATCCAGACCAGTTAAGAGTAGCAATACCATCAACATCAAAGTCAACAGATACTTCGTTTACGATTGCTTCTGGCAAACGATACACAAGAGGGTTATCCGTTGCTGTATCAATCATAAAGAACAGTACAAAACTTGTAAGTGCTGATCTATTAGATTCTCCAATAGTAATTGTGGAAATATTAGCTCCAGGAGTAATAACTCCTCCACTTACTCCTCCTCCTGATGCCGCAGCGTTTGTTGCACGAGTAAATCCGCTTCCAGTTGTATAAGTATCTGCCCCAAACATAGAAGCAAAGAAAGCTTCTTCTACCGCGTGTACTTCTGCAGCATTAGAGGCGGCAACAGCTCCCGCAGGAGTTACACTTCCTGCTTTGGACTTAAAAGGACGTATATATGTTGAGAAAGACCACTCAGCAGGTGCCAAAGAGTCTGTAAACATACGACGACCTCGTCTACTAATACCCGCTGTACTCTCCATCTCTGCCAGAGTTATTTCAGAAGTATTTGTTGTCTGAGAAAAGCTGTATCCATCAAGAACAGGCACTTCCCACACCGCACCAGCACCTAACTTATTAGCAGCTTCTGTATTATCAGCAGGGTTACGAAACTGAATAAACATTCTCGTATCACGGCTAAAATATAATTGTTGTGCCATAGATTATCTCCTATGAACTTGAAAAGACTGGTCGTGAATATTTATTCGTGCCAGAATTTTCCTAGTAACGAACCTCTATGGTGATTTCTCCCACTCCAAGAGGATCTAGTACACCTTCATCAGTGTCTATACTGACAATAGTGATCTGTTGAGTAAATTGCTCAAGTCCATTACGGTCATTGTACTTTAAGCGACTATTTTCTTCTAAAACCGTTTCTACATCTTCCAGTAGTTCATCCAAGGCAGTAACTGAGTCTTCTTGGTTGACGTAACAACGAACAGTTATAGTTAAAAATCTGTCCTTGTAGCCTCCACCCTGATACTGTCTAGTCTCTGAACCTGCATTTAAGTGTATTGCAGGAAACTCTTCTACTTCATCCCAAAACTTTAATCTAGGACTTGTTTCTGCAACAGACTGTAAAAATAAACCTCTTCCATCAAT